TGTTCTTCCTGAGACTGCAACCGTTGCTGGAATTGCTGACCACGCATTTGCTGGTTCTGTGCGTCCAACTCCAGCTTGGCCTGATCGATCTGCGTATCCGCCTGATCTGCCGCCGCTTTCTGTTGCAACTCTTGCTCTTTAAGCTGAACCAGTGGATCAGGAGCGCCCGCACCCGATAGCTGACCAGACAAGTCTTTAAGCTGTTGCAACCCTTCCGCAATAAACTGAGCCGTCATTTGCTCAACCTGAAGCATTTGCTCCTCGTTCGCAGGCTGACCACCCTGTTGCTGAACTTGCTGCAAATACGCAACTGCCGCTTGCTCGCGGGCCGCGATCTGTACATGCTCCATAACGTGCTTCTGAACAGCAATCGCGACTGGAGGCATATTGCCCACAATCGGAGAAGTCCCAAACAACAAGTGAGCCGTAATGTGTGCCTGATGGTTCTGACCCTCAAACGCCTTCAACGGTAACATGTCTAACGCATTAATATTCTCTTGCGCCGGATCAACAGGCTCATCCGTATCCGCAGGCACAGACTTCAATAACCGGTCCGTATCCGTCACACCCAAAGCGTCATACATATCGCTAAACACTTCGTGCATATTATGAATTTCGGGAGCCTGAGACGCTAACTGCAACTTAGTCTGCGCCAACATAATGCGCTGCGACTGACTAAATACATTCGGATTGCTGACAGGTATAACGTCCACCCGACCATCAAAGTCCTCACGCATAATTGTTTCGTCGCCGCCCGGAACAGAGTAAGGATATTCTTGAGGCAAGCTTTCAGACATGACACGCGCCAAAATCCTAAATTCTTGACGCATCGCATAATGCAAACGCTTATGTACAGCACTCATGACACGCGAGCCTTGCTCCATCATCGCCATGGTTGTGCCAACAGCCGCTTGCTGATTGCCATCCCCAACCTTCAAATCAGTTATCGTTGCGAAACGCTGACCCGCTTGAACCACAAAACCCAACAACTGAAACAGCGTCTGGTCCGGACCCTTGAAAGGCAACGGCATTAGGCTGTCACGAATAGCCCCACCGGGAGCGTCCACGTCGCGGAACTCACCGGGCTGCAACGGGTCATCATCATCCCTGATCCGTAGTCCGCGGGCCTTGAAACCCGCTGGGAGGTTGGACAACGTACCAGCATCAATCAACTGTCGCAGTGCCGAAGTGGCAGTTCGTGACAAACCGCCAATAGTATGGATCAAACCTAAACCATAAAAGCCAAAGCCCGGTAAAAACTTGTAATGCGTAAAGTATTGTATCTTCTTTTTAAGCGTATCTTCCTCGTCCCAGTTCCGACGAACCGCCAAAACCTGACCATTATCCATAGAAAGCGTCACAATATAAGGGACCCGGATGCCCGTAGGCTCCCCGTCGTCGTCCACTTCCTCATAACCCTCAAGGTCTAAATCAACGTGACACTCCAAAATCGTGCAATCATAATCAATCGATCCCGGCTCAATACCATCAATTCGATCTATCTCGCCCTCAACACCCGTCACCTCGCGCTGAGATGGAATAACGTCCACGTCATCCAAATAAACGCCCGCAATCTGCCGTTTGCGCAAATCATTCAAAGACATGCGGACAACTTGCGTTATATTAGGACATGTTTCGAGGTCCGCAGTCTCATACGGAACAACCAAATTCTCCGCAGGAACAAACTTACTGACCGCACGGCCCATCGCTTCATCGTAATACGTCTTCTTAAACGTAGAACCCGCAAGCGGTAAATAAAACAACATCTGATCCATGTCAGGAGTGTAATCCTCCATGACATTCGTAATGTAATAATTCATAAATTGACGCACACGCTGCGCTTGAGCAGCCTTCGCCCGCGTCTCTTGGCCCATAACAACAGTCCGAACCGGACCACTAGAGGGCAAAAGCTCATTAAAAGCCTGCGCCTGAAATTGTGTCGCCGCCTCTGCAAGCAAAGGATGTGTCACGCCAGAGGACCCGCGGAAAGGTTGTGTCCGCTCCTCGTAATTAAAGCCCAAAAGCTCCAAACCGCTTGAATACGCGTCTTCCCAATCCTGACGACTGGCCTTGTTCGCGTCGTACTCGCTCAACAACTCGCTCGCTACGCGCTGTAGCTCACGGTCCGGCATCTCTTCCGCCAAATTGGCGTAAAAATTATCGTCAACGCCACGCTGGTCCTGCGGGTCAAAGTCAATCTCAACCCCACCATCGTCCGTCTCATTAATCTCAATCTCTCCGACGTTCTCGGCCTCAACCATCGCCATAACATTGTTCTGGGAGTCCGGTAGCTCTATCTCAAGCTCCGCCTTTAAATCTTCCTCGTCAAGCTGGGACGGAACATTCCGGTCCATTAAACTGCCTGAATAACCATTTACTTCTTCTTCTGCCATGTAATTCTCCTATCTGACCAACTCAGTAGTTCCTATACTTACGGGGCGAAAACCCAAGAACTTTTCTAGTCGTGTCAAAATATCCTTCCTCGTTGCGAGGGTAATACACGTCCGGACCCTCAGACGGTGATACAAAGTTCCGTGGAGCGCGGGGCTGATCCGTAGCCGGTGTCATGCGATCCTCTTCTGTACGGCCCATTATCCTATCTAACTGTTTAAATATCTCAGCGTCAACTGCCGCGGTTAATTCCTCAACCGTAGCATCCATGCCCGCCTTCTTAAATATTTGCCGACCAATCTCATTGTTCCGTTGATCCATAGCAACGTCCCGAGCATTCTGGCCACCCAACGGAAACGGCGCAAACCGATCCAAAAACTCACTAAAATTACCCGCCGTTTCCGCAGTCTCCGGGCCATACTCCAAAGACGTAACCGCAGAACCAAGCATGTGACCACGCGCATCCTCTAACTCAGGGTACGTCGGCATATCTCGACGGTCCTCGGGCCGCGCATGACGGACTTCTTCAGAATAATCCAAATCAGTAGGTATCACTCGCTCGCCCGTCTCCTCGTCAAAAACGCTCGGATAGCCGTACTCGTCAATTAAAGTTTCCATAAATTCAGGGGAGGTGCCCCCAATACGACCAGACTCGCGAATGCCGTCCGTTACATCCTTACCACGAATTTTATCCATGATAAGGGACCCCAGACCCTTTTCTTCGCGCATATAGGTGTCTTCGTAAGCACGGCGTTTCATCTCAGCACGTTCTGCTTCGGTGAAAGAAGGCATAGGACCAACACCATACTCAGTCTCATAGGCCTGCCTGCGCATCTCCGCGTCAGGGTCATCGCCCACGGGGCCCCGCAAAGGTGCAAATTGTGGCATAGGACTTTGTGCGCCGGGAGCCGTGCCGCGTAACGTGTCATCCAAATACATAGGGCTGCCGCCCTCTTCGAAATACATCACGTCATCAAAGCCGCCCGCCCCAAGATTTACCGCAGTCCCATACATCTCGCCGCCTTTCGTCTAATAATACATTCGCACTCTAGCAGAGTTTTCCGCATCTTCCCAGTCATCTGTTGGTAATTGTACAAAATTACCTTGTCTATAGCGCATAAGAGCCTGTGTCATACTATCCACCAAGTCGTCATGCTCCCCATTCGGAAACGCCGCAACCTCCTCAATTAACTCCTCCGCCCACATCTCGTCAGGAGCCCAAACCATTCCAGCCTCAAATAACGGCGCTATACTATGCGCCCGAGTTACCTTGTCATTACCACGACTTGGCGTAAAATTCACCACCGGAATGCCCATGTTCCGTAATTCCTGCGTCAAAGGCAAACCACTCGCCTTCGCCTCAATAATTACCGTGTCAGGTTCCCAAAACTGATAACTCTCTAAAGCCTCACCCTTCAATTCAGGAAAATCCCAACGCCCCTTCTTAACATCCAACAAAATTAAATTAGGACCCGAACCACCCTCATTAGGATAAAATACACCCCACGTCGTAATCGCAGAATAATCCGCAGTCTCGCGCTTGGAAAAAGCAGTATCATAACTCTGTATCACAAACTCTAACTGCGGAACCTTCTCCTGATCCCAAACACGCCACCACTCGCGCTTGATAATCGCATTCTCCTCACCCGTCGGATTCTGCTGATACTGCGCATTCCACTTGCTCGGAGGAATAGACGACTTAACCGCAGTCAAATCCTCCAAACTCCAATACTCCGGCCAACAAGAAGTGCCATCCTCAAATATTGCAGGTAACTCAACAACCTCCCACTGATCCGCAGAAGGGTCCTTCGCTTGCGCCCGAAGCAACTGACCCGTCATGTCCTTCTCAGACCACCGAGTCTGAACCAAAACAATAGAACCACCCGGCTGTAAACGCTGCCGAGGACCACCCGTATACCAATCCCAAGCATCGTCAAAACCCGTGTTGCTCATCGCAGTCTGCTCCGAATGAGGATCGTCAATAATAATTAAATCACCACCACGTCCCGCCAAGTTCGAACCAACACCAACAGCGTAATACATCCCACCACTGCTCGTGTCCCACCGACCACTCGCCTTGCTGTCCGAAGCCAAATTTACACCCGGAAACACATCCTTGAAATCATCACTCTCAATCAAGTTCTTCGTCTTACGACCAAAGTTAACCGCTAACTCCGTCGTGTGCGTCGCCTGAATAATCTTCATCTTCGGATTACGGCCCATCATCCAAGCCGGAAACAAATAAGACGCAAACTCACTCTTCGTGTGCCGCGGGGCCATGTTAATAATAAGTCGCTTTAGGTCACCATTTGCGACCCTTTCCAACTTTTCGGCAATGATCTTATGATGACGGCCCGCGATAAAGTCAGGCCAAACAGTTTTAACAAAAACTAAAAAATCATTTTGGCATTTCTCGTTCTTCATGATCTGCGCCAAACGCAATTCAAGCTTGAGCTTTTTGTCTTCTAACATGGAGTTTTGGGCTACATTCATGGGGGACCCTATCTAACTTTTGGTACGCAGTTCACGGCCAATGTTTCACGTGAAACATATGCGATATTAAGGGGTATTATAGGACAGTTAACGCCCGTTGGAAATAACTAATGAATATTTGTGAGAAACATGGCTCTAGCCCCCGGCTGGTCGGCCCGGGTGCCGCGGGCCGGAAAACTGAGTTTTTGCCCGAAAATCACGGTTTTTGACCCGATATGGAAGGGACCCGGGCCGTTTTTTCACTGGTGATTTTACTGGGAAACCGGGTTCAGCGGCCGCGGCCGGTGTCCAGCGTCGCGGTTTTCGTCGCGCAGCTGCCCATCGATGTCGGGCAACTTTCACCGGCCCGGGAACATCGGCCCGCTAACTTTTGCCCGGGGGGATGGGTTAACGGGCACCGGCTGCGCGTTAACTTTCACCGGCTGGGGATCGCTAACCGTCACCGGCTGGGCCCGGTCCGGCCGCCGGGGATCGCGGCCCGGTAGGTTTGGGCGGTACGCCTCGGGCCTTGGCCCGGCTTGTTTCACTGTTTAACCCTGCGCAAAAGAAAAGGGCCGCACAATGGCGGCCCTCGCTGGGTGGGTGGGGTTGCTGGGCGGTTAGGCTAGATCGACAGAGACCACGATTTCCCCGTCTCGCACCATGTCTCGCACTTCGTCGCGGATTGTGTCGGCGGGGTCTTCGACGCGCTCTAGCCGGTCATCAAGGTCCGTTATGCGGTCACTTAAATCATCTATTGCCGTCGCGTCTTTTAGTTCCTGCTCAATCATCTTTTGCAATTCCGGGCGGATGATGGCCAGCAAGGCGGCGGCGGCTTCGTCGCGCTGGGTGCGGATGCTTTGAATTTCACCGCTCATTTGGTGGGTGTTACGTTCCAGCCCCTCCGCATAGTCGCGCAGGTTTTTGAGATCATGCGCGGCGTTTAATACGTCCGCCTTTATGCGGTCCGCCATAACTTCGGTTGCCATTGCGTGTAAGGTGTCGGGGTTTGTTTTCAGTTCAATCATGTTTTCTACTCCATAGAAAAGGGTTAACGCGGCTTGCCCGCCGCTATGCGATAATATGCGCTAATTTAATAGAAAGTAAAGGGGGCACAAAAAAGGCCCGCACAAAGGCGGGCCGGTGTCTTATTGTATGGGCTGGGGATTAATCAAAACGGGCGATTTTATACGGCCCATCCAATCCGATGCGGACCGCCGCGACGCCGTAGTCATAAACGTAACAGAAAACGCGCCCTTCAAAACCGAACCGGGCCAGCGGTGCAAGTGGTGCGTCTTCGTCGTTGTCCGCCTGATATGTCCCGTTGTGGTCCAGCGATCCCGTCCAAGGATAAGACCCAAACCCGCCGAATTGATATGCGTTATCCATACCGGCGCAAACGTTATCCAGCGTCAAACCGGTTTCGCTATCTTTTGCAAAGTGGCAGGCCTCAAGGAAAAAATCGGGGATGATCCCGCAAGCTTCAATTAGATCGTCGGGACGGTTGCGCCCGGTGTCTACATCCTTGGCCGGATTTAAAACGCGATCTAAAAGAATGTCAGACGCCCGGAAATTTAGCTGCAAAATATTAGTCATATTATTTACTCCATAGGTTAAGTTAACGCGGCTTGCCCGCCGCATGTGGGATAATATGCGATTAATTTAATTAAAAGTAAACCCCCAC